GAAGTATCTGATAAACTTAAAGGTAAAGTTTTAGACAGAAAAATTGCAAGAGCAAAAACAAAATTTAAATCAAAAGCATTTTTATCAAAACCTTAGGAGAGTTATGGGAACATTTAATGCAAAAATATTAGCAGAATTTCAACCACCTAGAAAATGGAAACTAGGTAGAGATTTAACATATAGTACAAAAAACCTTATGGGTGATGAGATCAAAGCATTACAAGACATAGGTGTAAAAGTAAATAGAGATACAGATATCAGTCCAGTGAATATTACAGTACCTACTGAATTTATGACTGACCTTGCGTCAACACCGAGAGTATTGTGGGCATTTATAGCACCATTTGATGTTGCAAGAGCAGCGATTGTACACGATCTATTATACAAAACAATCAGACAATATAGATGGAACAAAGGTGATATAGAAGAAGATAAAGAATTAATTAAGAAAGCAAAAGTAGTTGCTGATAAAGTATTTCTTTTAGCAATGAAAGACGCACAACCTAAAGTAGCAGGTTGGAAGATATGGTCTGCTTGGAAAGCAGTTGATCTATTTGGTAGATGGTCAATTGTACCTAACGAGAAAAATATATAATGTGGTTCTTTCTAGTTAAATCAATAGTAGGTGCGATTGTAGGTCAATCTACAAACACATGGTTTAAAAAAACAAAGATGGGTATGTGGTTCTACAAGAAGGTAGACAGTTGGTATAATTGGGCTGCTAAAAGATATGATTTAGATGTATTGACTAAAGAAGAAAAGATGATTAAAAAGTTTCCTGCTCTAACGGCAAAGATAAATAAGTTAGAGAACGAGATCGCTAAACTTAAAGTAGAACAAGTAAAATTGAGAGGTAAAAAATAATGTTTTTAACAATAGGACTAATTATAGGTTTTATACTAGGATGGTATGTCAACGAGAAGTTTGAAGATGTTGCTGCTGGTATTAAACTATTAAAATTTTGGAAGTAATATTATGTTTGGATCATTGAAGATTGCTATGGTGGCAATTCTGATTACTGGTATCGCAGGTGCTGGTATGTATGTAATGAAGTTAAGATCAGATAACGCTATCTTAAAAGCAAATCAACTTAAATTAGAATCAGCAGTCGCTGATCAACAGGAACTTTTAGAAAGTCAGAAGAAAGACTTTGAAGAAATACTAGGTGCTAACAAGAAGATGAATGAGTTAGTAAGTGTTCTTAAAAAAGACCTTGAAGATTTAGATAAAAGATTTAATAAAAAAAATAGAGATGTAGGCAAACTTGCAATTGCTAAAACTAAATCTATTGAGAGAATAACAAACGGTGCAAGTGCATTGGCTACAAGATGTATTGAGATTGCAAGTGGATCACCATTAACGGAGAAAGAAAAGAATGCTACAAAGAAGTCAGAAATCAATTCTGAATGTCCTAGTATTGCTAATCCTAACTACGTTCCTTACTAGTTGTGCTGGTGTAAAAACTTTAGAGATATTTAAAAAAGAAATACCTAGAGAAAATCTAAATTTAGAGAAACCTACACCACTTGAACTAGAAAATTTAAGATGGATTATAATTACTAGTGAAAATGCTGAAGAAGTATTTAAGAAACTAGAAGAACAAGGTATTGATCCTGTTCTATGGGGACTAACAGACAAAGACTTTGAATTGTTAGCAAAAAACTTTGCAAGAATTCGTAATCAATTAAAGATTACAAATGATTTATTAGATAACTATAAAGAATATTATGAAGGAGGAGATGATGAGCAAAAATAGATTAGATATATCAGATTCAACTGCTATATCTATGCCTATGAAAAATTTAATTGCTATAGTTGCTGCTGTATCAATGGGTGTGTGGGCATACTTCGGTGTATTAGAAAGAATTACCATGCTAGAAACGACAAGTAAACTAGCAGAAAAAGATTTAAATCAACACGTTGAAAGACTAGAAGCTGATTTAACAAAGAATACAGAATTTAGAATAAAATGGCCAAGAGGTGAAATGGGTACATTACCTGCTGACTCGGAACAATATATGTTAATTGAGGACTTGTATGGTAGTGTGGAAAAATTAGAAAAACACATTGACAACATGATGAATAATAAAATCAACATAGAATTTTTACAAAAACAAGTAGAGAAAATGTTAGAAGATATTGAGAAGTTAAAGGATGCTGATAGGGAGATTGTGTATAAAAACGGAAACGGTACACATTAAAATGTATGATAGAAACAATCGTAGCTTTATTGATGATAGTAAATTCTGAAATCAAGGAGCATAGAATACAAGTAAGTCTTAAAGAATGTTTAAAAGGAAAAAGAACAGCAGAGAGAACTTATAGCGAAGGCGTAAGATATCAATGCTTAAAATCTAAGGCAGAACTTGAAAAAAATATAGATGGTTCATGGTCAATAAAATCTCTAATAATGGAATAACATTGTTAGATAAATATATAAGTATTATGAAACTGATGTGAATTAAAAACAATAATAAAGGTTTCATAAATGTCAGAAGATTTAAATAAAATACAGACGAAGATAGCATTGCTTGAAAAAGACGCCAAGACAGGTGAAGCAATACATCAAAGATTAGAAAAGGCAATAGAGAAGTTGTCTGAATGTGCTGTATCTTTAAAAGGTATACTTGCTCAACAAGAACAAAAGTTAGTAAAGGCCGAACAGACAGATGAAGATATATTCATCACCTTAGAATCTCGTAGAAAAGAATGGGACAACGATCTTAAAGAACTACATTCCAGAATTACCACTAATACTAGAGAGTTAAGAGAACATCAAATACAATCAGAAAATACAATGTTAAGTGAGCTTCGATCTATGAAGACACAACTATCCGAAAGAGTTGGTGTATTAGAGAAGTGGAGATGGTTAATTATTGGTGGTTCTATTATTATCGGACTAATGATGTCAAATCCTAGTGGCAATCTATGGGAGTTTTTAAGTTAATCGCTTGACTTTTTGCCACTCATTTGTTATAATGTATCTATGTCAAGTTATATAGATACTAAATTTATCAATCTATTATCTACAAGACTTCCGAAGTTTAAAAGAAAAGCAGAATATCTATTTAATTTTAGGTGTCCTCATTGTGGTGATTCTCAAAAATCACAATCGAAGGCTAGGGGTTTTGTCTATAAAAAGAAAAATGATATGTTTTTCAAATGCCACAATTGTGGTGTAGGTCAATCGTTAGGTAATCTAATTAAGTTTCTTGATCCTAATCTATATAAAGAATATATCTTTGAAAGATTTAAAGATGGTAAACCTACAAAAGATAAACCTGAATTTGATTTTACACCATCAAAAGAATTAAAAACAAGAACTGCTGACGAGAAGTTATTAGATGAATTAGAATCATTTAATAAACTAGTGCAAACTCACCCAGCAAAACAATTCATATACAAAAGATTTATACCTAAAGAACATTGGGATAAGTTTTTCTTTTGTCCTAAATTTTATGAGTGGACTAATACTATTATACCTAACAAGTTTATTGATTTAAAACATGATCACCCTAGAGTTGTAATACCTTTCTATGATAGATCAGGTAAATTCTTTGCGTTTCAAGGTCGTGCATTTGGTAATGAACAACCAAAGTATATCACTATTAAGTTTGATGATACAAAAGAAAAGATATATGGCCTTGATAGATTAGATTTAAATAAACCTGTGATGATTACAGAAGGTCCTATTGATAGTTTGTTTTTAGATAACGCTATTGCTCTTGCAGGTGCAGACGCTAATATTAAAATACAACCACAACAATGTACTATGATCTTTGATAATGAACCTCGTAATAAAGAAATTGTAAAACGAATGATAAATGCTGTTGATAAAAAATTTAATGTCGCAGTATGGCCAAAGTCATTGAAATATAAAGATATTAATGATATAATAATTGCTGGTAAAACAGCTGCAGAAGTGCAAACTCTTATAAGTAATAACACTCATTGCGGACTAACAGCACTTCAACAAATCAATAACTGGAAAAGGATATAAATGACAACAGGAGAAATTAATGTACTCAAGCGTAACGGTCGTGGTAAAGAACCTCTTAATATAGACAAGATTCACTCAATGGTTGGCTATGCAACACAAGATATTACAGGCGTTAGTGCTTCTCATGTTGAAATGAATAGTGGTATACAATTTTATGATGGTATTGATACAGATGATATTCAACAAATCCTTATTAAGTCTGCTAACGATCTAATTAGTTTAGAAAATCCTAATTATCAATATGTTGCTGCTAGATTATTATTATTCTCTTTAAGAAAAAAACTATATCATAGACTATGGGAACATCCTAAGTTTATAGATCAAATTAAAACTTGTATTAAACAAGGTGTATATGACAAAGACATACTCGTACAATATACTGAATCTGAAATAGATAGAATGGGTATGTGGATTGTACATGAAAGAGATTACAAATTTACCTATGCAGGTTTAAGACAAGTTATGGATAAGTATCTTGTACAAGATAGAAGCACAGGTGACATTTATGAAACACCACAGTTTATGTACATGATGATTGCAGCTACTTTGTTTGCTCAGTATCCAAAAGAAACAAGATTAACTTATGTCAAAAAATACTATGACGCAATCAGTAAGTTTAAGATTAACATTCCTACTCCTGTTATGGCAGGTGTAAGAACACCTATTCGACAATTTGCTAGTTGTGTATTAGTTGATAGTGATGATACATTACCTAGTATTTTTTCAAGTGATATGGCAATTGGTAGATATGTTGCTCAAAGGGCAGGTATCGGTATCAATGCAGGTAGAATCAGAGGTATCAATAGTAAGATTAGAGGTGGTGAAGTACAACACACAGGTGTTATTCCTTTCCTTAAAAAGTTTGAAGCAACTGTTAGATGTTGCACACAAAATGGTGTAAGAGGTGGTAGTGCAACAGTACACTTCCCAATATGGCACCAAGAGATTGAAGACATACTTGTATTAAAAAACAATAAGGGTACAGAAGATAATAGAGTTAGAAAGTTAGATTATTCTATACAGATTAGTAAAATATTCTATGAAAGATTTATTAAGAATGCTGAGATAACTTTATTCTCACCTAATCATGTACCTGGTTTATATGAAGCATTTGGTATGCCTGAATTTGACGATATGTATTTGAAATATGAAAAAGATAAATCTATTCCTAAACAAACAATAGGTGCTCAAGAGTTATTTCAAGCATTATTAAAAGAAAGAGCAGAAACAGGTCGTATCTATATTATGAATTTAGATCATTGTAATACACACAGCTCTTTTAAAGATAAAGTTTACATGAGCAATCTATGTCAAGAAATTACACTACCTACGACACCTGTACAACACATAGACGACAAAGAAGGCGAAATTGCATTGTGTATTCTATCTGCTGTTAATCTCGGTCTACTGACGGATATGGAAGAATTAGAGGAATTATGTGATCTATCAGTTAGAGCATTAGATGAGATTATAGATTATCAAGAATATCCAGTAGAGGCTGCTAAGATATCAGCACAATCAAGAAGATCACTTGGTATAGGTTACATAGGTCTTGCACACTATCTTGCTAAGAATCAAGTAAAATACGAAGATAAAAAGGCATGGAAACTTGTAGATAAGATAACCGAAGCGTTTCAATTCTATCTACTAAAAGCAAGTAATAATCTTGCAAAAGAAAAAACTAAATGTCTATGGTTCGAAAAGACTAAATACAGCGAAGGTATACTACCAATAGATACCTATAAAAAAGAATTAGACGAGATCGTAAAAAGAGATTATACTTACGATTGGGAGTGGTTAAGAAAAGAAATTAAAGAACACGGATTAAGACACTCAACATTATCGGCACAAATGCCAAGTGAGTCTTCTTCTGTTGTATCTAACGCAACAAACGGTGTTGAACCACCAAGAGATTACTTATCGATTAAGAAGTCTAAAAAAGGTCCTTTAAAACAAATTGTACCTGACTATAACAGACTTAAAAACTTTTATACATTATTGTGGGATATGAAAGGTAACGAAGGATATATTAATATCATTGCCGTTATGCAGAAATATTTTGATCAGGCAATTAGTGGTAACTGGAGTTATAATCCAGAAAACTACAAAGATGGTGAAGTGCCTCTATCAGTTATGGCACAAGACTTATTGACAACATATAAACTAGGATGGAAGACAGCATACTATCAGAATACCTATGACGCAAAATCTGATATAGATGAACCTGTACATCCTGTTGGTTGGCATGATGGTGTTGAAGAAACACCAGAGGAAGTAAAGAAAGAAGATGACGAAGAAAATTGTGACGCCTGTGCTATCTAAAAAGTATTTTCACGAAGTAATTGAAGAAGAACAAAAGATATTAGATATAGGTTTAAAGATGTCAAAACAACATAAAAAAGAACGATTAGAACTAGAGAGAAAAAATAAAAAAGATGAAAACATTTAACACGAAAAAAGTAGATTGGATGAAACAACCCATGTTCTTTGGTGAAGAGCCAAATGTTCAAAGATTTGATCAGCAAAAATATCCTATATTCGAAAAGTTAAATCAACAACAGTTAGGTTTCTTCTGGAGACCTGAAGAAGTTTCTTTACAGAAAGATAGAAACGATTATCAATCTCTAGGTGTTGAACAAAAACATATCTTTACATCTAATCTAAAGTATCAAACACTATTAGATAGTGTACAAGGTCGTGGTCCATGTTTAGCATTTTTACCTTTTTGTAGTTTACCTGAATTAGAATCTATGTTAGTTGCATGGGACTTCAGCGAAACAATACATAGTAGATCATATACTTACATTATGAAAAATGTATATTCTGATCCTACAGAAGTATTAGATACTATTATTGATACACCAGAAATTATGGCAAGAGCGAAAACAGTTACAGACGCTTATGATAAGTTTATATCCTATGCAAACAAATATTATCTAACAGGTAAAGGTGATATGAAAGAACTTAAAAGACTTTTATATCTTACAATTATTAATGTGAATATACTAGAAGGTATTAGATTCTATGTATCATTTGCTTGTTCATTTGCTTTCGGTGAACTTAAACTTATGGAAGGTAGTGCAAAGATTATATCTCTAATTGCAAGGGATGAAAATCTACATTTAGCAGTATCTCAAAATATGATTAATAACTATCGTAATAAAGAAGGCGATAAAGAAATGCTAAAAATCATCAAAGAAAATGAACAAGAAGTTTATAAGATGTATGATGAAGCAGTCCAACAAGAGAAAGATTGGGCAAAATACTTATTTGATAAAGGGTCAATGATAGGTTTAAATGATAAACTATTAAATCAATATGTTGAATTTATGGCAAACAAAAGAATGAAAGCCATTGGATTGAAAGCAGTATATGATGTATCATCTACAAACAATCCATTACCATGGACTACTCACTGGTTGAATAGTCGTGGGTTACAGAATGCTCCTCAAGAAACAGAAATCGAAAGTTATGTTGTAGGGGGTATAAAACAAGATGTTGAAAAAGATAGCTTTAAAGGATTTAAACTGTAATGATAGAAGAAAAGAAAACCTGTAATAATTGTGGTGCTCTCTATGATGTTAAACATGATCTTCCAGAAGAAGATTATATAGAGAAGTTTTGCCCTTTCTGTGGCCATGAAAATGAAATAGAGGATGAGATTACTCATGTTGAGGATAGATATGAAGATTGGAATTAAATGTGGTTATACAAAGATAAAGAAGTAAAAGAACTCCCTAAAGATTGTGAAGCATTTGTATATTTAATAACAAATACTACAAATGGCATGATGTATGTAGGTAAGAAGTTAGCAAAATTCAAAACTACAAAGAAACCCCTTAAAGGCAAAAAGAATAAGAGAAGAGGCACAAAGGAAAGTGACTGGAAAACTTATTGGGGATCTTCAGAAAGATTAATCGCAGATATAGAAAAACATGGCGAAGATAAATTTACTAGACAGATACTATATTACTGTGCTAGTAGAGGTGTAGCAAGTTACCTAGAAGCAAAAGAGCAGTTTGAAAGAAAAGTACTTGAAGTTGACGATTATTATAATGGTATCATAAATGTTCGTATCGGAGGTTCTAAAATTTTAAAAGAATCGCTGAAAAAAATGTTAAAAAATTAATTTGTCTAAATAGAAATAATACGAACCCGAAATTTGATTTGATATCTCAAACTTCACAACACGATTAGGTGATTATGGCTCTGCCAGTAAGAAAAATTATAGTCCGATTACGAATGTGGTGGGCCGACATACGAGGCCATCATGGTAAAAGATGGAACTATGAACCAGGCGACTACTATATGGGTCGTAATAAGAACAAAAAGAGAACATAATTACCCAAAACCCCCCATTTTACACGCTTTTTTAGTGCTTGACTTTTATGCCAAAATA